CGAGCGTTGACAGATAATCATTTTCCCCGTCGCTCGCCACGATGTCCCCGTATACGCTGCAATACGGGATGCTTTCGCCCTTTAGAAACGCAAGCACGTCCTGATCTGTCCAGAAGCTCATAGGCTTGCTCATGGGACGCTTGCCGTCAAAGGCGTTGCAGCCCGTGCGCTTCCACTCTTTTTCGCGCTGCTGGCTCTCGCTCGCCATCATCGCGGTAAATGGCACACATCTGCTCGTAGCTTCGTATCGCTTGGCGGGCGCTTTTTTCATCACGTCGCAGCATTGCTCGCTAATGCGGAACGGCGCATCCTTGAGATAATGCCACTTGTCCGCCAGTTTCATCGTCGAACAGTAAACGCCCTCCCGGTTGTATCCGGTCAGATACAGATTGACCGTTGCATCGTTTTGCCCGTGCGCGTTTTGCAAATCGCGGATAAAGCGCGCCTGTTTTTTGCCGATGACGGGATAACCGTACTTTGTCAACACCTGCCGGATATTCATCTTCGGCCTCAGCCGCACAAGCTGCACGTCGATCCGTGTGAACTGCCTTTGCAGCCACGCCACATAATCGTTGGCAAAGTGCTGGATTTCTGGATACTCAAGCCCCGTGTTGACAAATACCAGCGTCAGCTCCCACGGCGGCACCCTGAAGCTCGACAGGTAACGCGCCGCCAAGTATGCCAGTACCGCGCTATCCTTACCACCGGAAAATGACACATAGCACTTTCCATTCCATGCGGTATACCACTGGTCGAGCTTTTCGTAGGTTAGGATTTCTTTGTCTTCCAAATCGAGTGCCAAAAGCTGTTTCGCCGCCTCCTTCGGAATCGGCTGATTGCTATACCCTTCCATGACGCCCCTCGTATTCTCCAAACAGTTCCCGAAACGTCATCCCCGTCAAATCTTCCAGCGCCAGCAGCAGCCGCACCGTCACATCGCGGTCGCCGCGTGCCCACGCCGACACCGTAAACTGCGATGTTCCGAGGAATTGCGCCAGTTCGGTTTGGTTGTAGTTTGTCTTTTCCAACGCTTCCTTGAGCACCGGATAAGCGAAGACCTCAAACGGCGTTTTTGGTCTCACGATCTTGCTCATGCGTGCACCTCCCCGAAAGCCTCTTCAAATGTCAGCCCCGTCACCGCAAGAATTGCCTTGATAACGCCGATGCTGAATTCGTTCTTCCCCGTTGTCCATCGCCACACGCAGAGCGGGGAAACTCCGATCTTCTTGCTCAACTCCGGCGGTGTCATTCCCGATGACTGCAAGGCTTTCTTGAGTTGTGGATACGCCACCGTCTTAAATGGCACAGCTTTCATCATTCCGCACCGCCCGTCTCTCCGAGCAGCGTCCCGACGGTCACGCCCAGCGCTTCGGCAATGTACTGATATGTCAGTAGGAAACTCATGCACTTGCCGGTCTCAAGGTTTCGGATGCTGTTGCGCGATACGCCCGACTTTTCCGCCAGTTTCTTCACGCCAAGCCCACGCATGATTCTCCATTTGCGGATGTTTGCGCCGACTTCCTCCGGCGAAAGCATCCCATCCTTTGATGGCGGAGATTCCGACAAAATATCGCTTACGGAAATATTCAGCGCTTCGCTGATCTTGTACAGCGTCGGCAACTTCGGGTAGTGCTCACCCTTTTCCAGTTTCCCGATATGTCCCTGCCCGCATTCCACCATTTCGCCAAGCCGGAACTGGCTGATGCGGCGCACTTCGCGAACGTTTTTGAGCCGTTCGCCCAACTCTTTTTCTGTCAACATCTTTTCTTGCTCCCTTATTTCGTTCGTTGATAGCGTCTTGTCTTAAACTGCCGCGCGCCCCAATAGGCACCGCGTTCCTGCGTTTGGCGCGCTTCTTCTTCCTTCGCCTCGTTGTACTTGGCGATATCCGCCTGATAGTACGGGCAATCGCCGTGACAACCTACGTGCCGCGTCGGCGGCTTGCAGCTGTGGCAGTGCTCAAAGCTCATCTCACACCTCGCGGATCGTGATGCCGTACTTGTCCTGCATCAGCTTCTTTTTCAGCAGATAGTCTTTCGTTTTCGCGCCCTTTGCGTCCTCGACCTCGCGCAGCCAGTGCACCGTGCCGTTGCAGTCCGGCTCAGTCGTCCGCTCGTAAGTAAAATCCGCGCGGTAGACCATCGGCTTGATTCTCTCACCTTCGATAGTTGTGTATCCCTCCACGAGGGTAAAATTCACTTGCAGCCGCAAATCCCGAATCTTGCCCATCGCGCGCAGCACTTTCAGCTCGGAAAACCGCGCCGCCTCACGCTCGGAATCAAACTTGATGCCGTCGCGCACGACCTTGCGGTTGCCGTACTTGTTCTTCTTCGGCTTCTTCATGCCTTCCAGCTTGTCAAGCACCTGCTTCTGCGCCTGCGGACCGAGCCGTGCAAGGTCAGCTGATGTCAGTGCCATCGTGCGCCTCCGCCTTGCTGTCCGCGGGATCATCCCGCAAACCGACCGCAATATGCATCACGTTATTCTCATCGACGCGCTGGTGAATCTCGTATTGCCCAAGCAGCGGGTTCACCTTCGGCCTTTCGAGGTGGATCGCCTTCATGCGTGGGATATCTTCTCCCGTGTCGGGGTCCTTCACTGCCTCGCCGTAGGCAAGCGCGATCTGGATAGTCCAAGCATCGAACGCCATGCGCAGCTGGTTCAGCCCCTTCATATCCTCGCGCAGCTTCGCATTCGCTTTCATCAGCTCGCCGACTTTTTTCTGATATCTTCCGAGCTCGTGCTCAAGCTGTTTTACCTTGTCTCTGTTTCTTTCGCTCATCGGTTCTCCGTCCTTTCGTAGTGCAGCGTCAGCGCCCGAGCGATCGGGCAGCGCCGCCATTCTTCGTTGGCGCAGTAGCGCCGCGTATATTCGTCCAGCTCTTCTTTCGGCAGCTTGACTTGCGCACCCTCGCAGTTGAGATAGTCGCGGTAGTCCCGCGAGTAAAACGGGCACTTGAAAATGCCCCCGCGATACCCGCTCACGGCGCACCGCCTGCCAACACTGATTTGACGTGCCTCATGCGCTGATTTGCCTTGTCGCGTCTCATGCTATCGCCCTTGAATACCAGCGGTGTGCACATCTCGAGGATGCGGTCATAGATGCGCTGATAGGTCATGTCTTTCGGCCTGCACAGCTCGTCAAGCGTCAGGTTTGTGGTGACGATCAGCGGCTTCTTGGCCTTGTATCGCTCGTCAATGACCGTGTAAACCGTCTCCATCGCATACTCACTGCTGCGCTCTGCGCCGAGATCGTCGATCACCATCAGCGGGTAATAGTGCACCTGCTCGATGATTCCCTTCTTATCGTATCCTGCGTTGAGTATCCGCGGGAAGCTCGTAATCATCGCCGGAATGCCGCGATCAATCAGCTCGTTGGCGATGCACGCCGCCGCGAAGGTCTTGCCGTTGCCGGTGTTTCCCCACAGCAGAAGCCCATTGTTCTCGCGCCGCATATCGTCCCATGCATCCGCATAGCGCTTGCATTTGACAATTTCCTCGCTCATCGTTGCCGTGTCGAACCGGCACGCCGTCAGGCTCTTGTCGCGGATTCCGTCAGCACGCAGCGTTTCGATGCGCAACCGCTTCTCGCGGTCAGCGCGTGCTTTTTTCTCGGCCTCGTATTCTCGCGCCGCGCAAGCGCACTGACAGCCGACAAGGCGGACGCTCCCGCCGATGGGGATCCGGCACTGCTTCGGCGTGTTGCAATGGCCGCAGTACAGCAGCCCGTCTTTCTCGTAGTCGACCAGATCACGCACAGGCTCGGCCTTTTTCGCGATGCTGTCGATCAATGCGTCAACGTTCATAGGCTTCCCTCCGTGTTGCCGTAGTCGTAGACAAACGGCTTATTTTGCGGCGCTTTGCCGCCCTTGTCCTGCTCTCTGGCAAGCCAAGCGGTGATGAAACGCTTAATCCCTCCGCGTGTCTTTCGCTTGGTAGGGTTCACGTCGCACCATCCCGCCATGTTTCTGAGCTGTTGTAGAACGTCAACGTTCGGATAGAGCTGCGACCATTTGGCCCTATCATTCTCCGACACGTCGAAAAAAGTCCCGTCATTCAGCGGCAAAGAAATCACCGGTGGCGCGTCAGCCGCTTGCGGCTCAGCGCATAATATGTACTCTTCTTTACTTTTCTCTACTCTACTTTTCTCTACTTTACTTTGTCGTTCGATGTCAGCATTTTTTGAAAAAATGTTTACATTTTTCGCATAAATGTAAACATTGGGCAAAATTTGGGCAACATCAACCAGAAGGATGTTGTAATCGACTTCAAGAGTTTTGCGGCGGCTGACTGCCTCGAAGTACCTTTCTTGTATGCCCTTAGAGGTCAACACGTGGTACTTGTCATACTTCTCTTTGTCGAACATCCCTCGTCTGATAGAAGCCTCTATTATTTCGGAAACGACGCTCCCACCCAACCCGACCTTGCGGGCGAACAAAAGCGCAACCTCCTCTGTCCATTCAATGTAGTAACCCGCCTTGCCGTAAATCTCTTGCAGCAAGTGAACGACTACACCAAATCCTGTCAAGCCAAATTCTGCTTCTATCAGTTCAAACTTTGCGTTCAATGTGACATCAAGCGGAAAGTAATCGATCCCGCTCTTTGCCATAGACTACTCCCTTAAAACGGCAGCTCGCCGTCGTCCTCGCTGACCTCTGCAAAGCCGCCTGCGGCGCTCTCTGTGGCGTATTGCGATGCGGCGGTGTTGTTATCCTCCGAGCGCCTGTTGTCTGCGAAATACACGCTGTCAGCCTGCACCTCGTAGCTCCTGCGCTTGTTGCCGTTCTTGTCCGTCCAGTCGCGCATCTGCAAGCGCCCCTCGACGCCGATCATGCGACCCTTATCGGCGTAGTTGCAGAGCACTTCTGCCGTGCCGCGCCATGCGACAACGTCGATCCAGTCCGTGCCGCCCTCTTTGCCGTTGCGATCAACGGCAAGAGGGAACGACACAACGGATACGCCGCTGTTCGTCTTTTTCAGCTCCAAGTCACGCCCGATGCGTCCCATCAGGCAGATTCGATTCATGCTCATTTCAATTCCTCCTCGCTTTGGTGTTGGTGCAGATAGAGCACATGGCTCTTGCCGATGGCGGCGTTTTGGGCGAGCCATGCGCGCGCCTGCTCGCGGGATAGATGGCTCTCCATCGCGCGGCTCTCATAGCTGAATTCTCCCGCCTCCAGCTTGCGCTTCATGCGCTCCTGTATCTCCTCTTCGCCGTAATTGGCTTCGATCAGATAAAGGTCGTAGTCCTGCGCCACAATGCCGTCCAGCGAGGCGCAGTCCGTCGCATAGAACACGCGCTCGCCGTTTGCAAATTCGATATGCCACGCACAATTCGGAACATCGTGAGGAATGGAATTGTAGGACACACAGACGGGGTAGAGAAAGGAACAGGAGTAGAACAGCACATGGCCTGCCGTGCCCTCGTCGGTCACGCGGCGGTCCACGCCGATGCGTCCCATCGGTTCCATGAGCCACGGAGGGACGCACCAGCGCAGCGCAGGGCGCAGGAAGTGCAGGCGCTTGATGGTCTCGGGGTTGAAGTGGTCGCCGTGAACATGCGTCAGCAGGACGAGCCTCAATCCCTTGCAGTATGGTTCGAGTTCCCGAAAGGGAACGCCGCAGTCAATGAGTATTTCATCATTCAGCAGTACGGCGTTCCCCTTGGAGCCGGTCGAAATGACCTTGACCTTACAGATCATTCATGCTCACCTGCTTGGTGGTGCCGGTCTTTCCGTCGTCCGGCGTACCGAGGGCGTCAGCGGGAGCGGGCAGCTCGTCCTTGACCTCGCCTGTGGTCTCGTCCACTTCGACGGTCGGGAGATCAAAATACTGCTCGCGGCTCGCGCGTCCCTCTTTCAGTGAGGTATACACATTACGCAGGCGCACGATGCTCTGCGCCGTGAACGCTTCGGCCTTGCAGCCGATGTACTTTTCAAGGCACTCCATCGGTACGCCGAAGTCATCCTTGAACGCCTGTCCCATCTTGCGTACGCGGTCGATCATGGGTTCATCGCTCTTTCCCATCATCGTCTTGGTACACGCCGCAAGAGCGGCGTCTACCACGTCGCCGGGGATAATGCCAAGAATGCACGCGCGCATACGGCGCGCGCCCTGATTGGCGACCATTTCATAAATGTCGCGCGGGTCGGTGAGGGCAACGCTGCCTTTCTTGGTGTAGCGGATATGCGGCACGGTGAAGATCTTCGTCTGGCGGGTGTTGGTCTCCAAATCCCAGCAGTAGGCCATGACGGTACTCTCGCCGTTCTTCTGCTCCAGCTCGGTAATGCCGAAGTCGAGGTTGCCCCAATTCTGCGCCATGACCTCGGCGAGACGGATCGACGGGCCGGTCACATTCTCGCCGCCGCGCGGGTATTCATAGATCGCGCGCTCGGCAAGGCTCTTGCGCTTGCAGGCGTTGAGAATGCGGTTGTTCGCTTCGATCTCGTCACGAGGGAAACGCTTGGCGACGACCATTGCCGCCTGCACTTCCTGTGCCTGACGGGAGATCATCATTTCGGTGTTCACGCTCTTGGCGCTCACAACTTCGGTGCTGTTGTAGGTCTGCATTTCGTTCATCGTAATGTCCTCCTCAAATAATCATTCGTACTGATAGCCATTGCTGACAAGGAATTGCTTCAAAAGGCGTAGGCGCTCGCGCGTATCGGTCACGCGGAACGACACCGTGAGGCGTTCGACCGCCGCCTGCTCCACGCGCTTCGGGACGACCTGCGGGGCCGCTGCGCCGGTATCCTCGCGGACGGGTGCTCCGGCAGCACGGGCCTCCTCCATTTCCGTGCGGCGTTTCACGACCTCGCGCTCTTCCTCGGCGCGGCGGTGACGCTCGTTGACAACGGAGATCGCAAGCGAGAGGTCGAGGTTCTTTTTGTACTCCACCATGATCTCCGGCGCGTTCTCGCCCATCGTGCCGATGGTTTTCATGTCCTGCGCCACGCCGTCCACCTTTAGCTTGATCTGCTCCATGAGCTTCTTCGGCGTCTTGGCTCTGGCGCTCGCCATATCGACCTTAACGCCGGTCTGCCCGAACGAAAGAAAGTCGATCTCGTTGACCGCGCACAGCTCCCGAAAATAGCCCAGCAGCATTTCCTCGCAGCGGCTCTTGATCTCGCTTTCCGTCGCGTCGATCTTGGCTTTCAGGTCTGCGTCGGCGCGCTTGTACGGGTCGGCGATGCACTCACGGTAGACGGATTCGAAGCTGTCGTACTTCTCCATGATTGCGGCTTTAATGGCCTTGCGCTGGGTCTCGGCATCGGCAAACTCGCGGTTCATTTCGGCGCGAATGTTCTTCACGCTGGTTAAGGTCTCGTCGGTGCAGACAAGGCTCATTGCCTCTGCGACGCGCTGCTCCGTCTGCTCCTTCCGGCTCATCAAATGCTCCTCGATCACGGGGAGTTGAGTCACTTTCATCAGGGTGTTATCCATCTTCGGTCTCCTCCAATTCTTCAAAATACATTTCCTCTGCGCCGCAGTCCGGGCAGAACTTTTCCGTCACAAGGGCATAGCCGCGCTCCCCGTCAAGGTTATCGCGCCTGCGCAAGACATCGGGCTCGTCAAAGGCCAGCCCGCACCATTCGCAAATGTACATCACATCATCGCCGAGACCGCGATGAGCACCGCCGCCAGCAGCAGGCAGATACCGGCAAAAAGCATCGCCTCGTCTGCCTTGCGCTGTTCTCTCGTGCGCTTGTCGTGCCGTCTCACCGTCTGCACCCCCTGTCGATATACGGCAGCAAATCATACAGCACCTTGCACACCGCGCACGCGCCGATGACGGCAAGACTTGTCGGGAAGTCGCAGCCGTTGAGCGCGATCACCGCAGCGGCGATGCCGCCAAAAAACAACGTATCAGCCATGCTTTTCTCCCTTCTTTTCGTTCGGCACAAGGCCGACAAACTCAAGGCCGTGACCGCGTGCGTAAATCTCGCCCATGATCGTCCCCAGCTTTTCAGGGTCTGGGGGCGTGACCCAAATGATTTTGTACTCTGGCTTTTTTCTCATTGCCTTTTCCTTCCCTCCGTGCTACAATAAGCACGGACACAATATCTTGTGGTGAGATTTGTCCCACCCGCCCCGCTCGATGCTGCAACATTGGGCGGGGCAATTTCTTTACCCTGCAAGAAATTTTTCGATAAAATACTGCTGTCCCTTCCCGGTCACTTTCGTTGTCTTGCTCACAGTCACCGTGCCATCGGAATGCGTGATTGCCGTTTCTTTGACGGTGAAAAGGCCTAAATCCATTGACTTCTGCGTCGGCATATTAAAATCCAGACCTTTGCGACGAATCAAATAACCATTTTCACGCATCCATCGGAATAGCCGATGCTGCCCGATATCCACGCCGTTTTGTTTCAGCAGCTTCGCCAGCTCGCCGACGAGGATTGAAGTCTTGCTTGCGCTGACTGCATCGGCGAAAAGCACCTTCGGCGCGTCGGCCTCGATCTTGCTTTCAAGTTTCTTGAGCTTGTCTCCTGCGATTTGCAGCGCGCGGGCCATGACTTTCTCTGGGCTGTTCCAGTCCTTTTCGATTTGAAGGAAATACTGGCGGGCTTGCCTGCCCTTTTCGTTGCGCTGGATCATGCAAATCTCTTTCGCCATGTCAATGGTAAGCACGGCGTCTTTCTGATGTTGCGGGCCTCCTGCTGAGTTAGGGACAAAATTGTCCGTAACTAAAAAGTCCTCGCCATTGGTGAATCCGTACTCGCACATTCTCGGAAACCACTTGTGATAAGGGGTGTCGACTTCTAAGAAGTCGTGCAAGTCTCGCGCCGAAACCGCAGGGCGGTCATTGTTATAAGTGATTTTAATTAGTTCGTTCATGCGCCCACCTTATTGCCCTCTCTGATCTCGTCGGCGAGCATCTTGATTTCCGATTCGGTCACGTTGTACATCTTCGCCAGTTTGCGCCAGTGCTTCTGCGGCGGGGCCCAGTCATTCAGCTCCCAATGCGACACGCAGGACACATCGATGTTCAGCTTTCGCGCAACCTGCTTTCGCGTCAGGTTTGCAAGGTTTCGCAGCTCTTTCAAATCCAACTTTTCTACCTCCGTTTCTAATTTGAGATTTCATTGACTGCGGCAGGGATATTTGCTATACTGCCGTTAGCCCTCTTTGGGCAAATTCAAGGGAGGTGGTTTTCTTGACCAACCTTTTGATTTTGCCTGTTCCCTTCCCGTCGGGTCGCAACAGCGGTGCCAAAGCGCGTTAAACTGGCTAAATGCAGCAACTGATACGGCGGAGCACTCAGTGAAGAGGTTAAAACTCACGGTGATATGCCAGTAATCATATCCCACCGTATCGGGTACTCCCGATGGCTTACCAGCGAGAAGGCAATGCGCAGAACCAAAACTGCGAAAGTGGTAAGGCTCCTGAAGAACCTGTAGCGCTATTGCAGGCGGCAAAAGCCTGCAAGGGGCATTGGGTAAACAAATTTGGACATTGGCCGGTGGGAATAGCGCTCCTGCCGGTCTTATGTTTTCCCTGCCGCAGTCAACACCAATCGGAAAACTCATAAACATGAGGTTTCATGCTTGACAACCTCTAAAAACGGGGATACAATAGCTTCGCCAAAAGAAATTGTAGAAAGCCGCTTTTTGAGGGGGCTGAGTTTTTTGCACCCTTTTCCGCTTGGTTTGATACAATGATAACTCATAAAATTCGGTTTGTCAATCAGCTTAACCGAATTTTATAAGTTTTGTTATACTGCATAAATTTTTGAGGCGATTGTTATGGATGTTACACTTACCCGCATTTTGTCGCTTCTGCCCCATGAAAACGGGAAAATAAAAAGAGGGTCCCAAAAAACCTTTGCCCAAAGCATCGGATATGGCAGTGGCGACATTGTCTCTATGTGGATAAATGGGACGAGCCAATCCTACAAGAAAAAGCTCCATCAGATCGCCGATGAATATCACGTTTCCGTCGCATGGCTCAAAGGCGAGACTGACGACCCGACGGTCGAGGCCGAGGGTATAAAAAAAGCCCCCGATCCGAAGATCGAGGGCTTGAGCGCCGATGAATTACGCAACCTTGTCCAAAAAACGAACGACCGTGATGTGTTGTTAATGGTGCTTGACGAGGTCAACAAAAAATTGCAAGAGTTGCGATGATTCTTGTTGTCACATAAGAAGGCGGTACTATGAGCTATGTATTTAGGCCATCCGACCCCAGCGACCGGCATTTAACGGAAGTTGAGCGGCAAGACTGGCTGCGTGATCTGGAAGACAAAAAAGATGACTTTCCCTATATCGCGCTTACAAGGTCGCAAATGAAACTATTAAAGCAATCTAAGAAAGACGCTGTGCTTGTAACGCCGGAAAACGAAAATGATGTCGATGTTCTTTCCGACCATCGTTTTATTTACGTGCTTGAAAATGATGGGAAGCGCGGCTGTATTGCCCGGCAAAGAGGTGCTAACTATATTGCCTATGTGCAGAAAGAAAGTAAAACTGCGAAATCTATCACGGCAAGAGATTGCTTTGTTGCGTTGATAAGTGCTATTTTCGGTTTTTTGCTGAATTGCTTGTTTTCTGGTTAATTATATTGCCACTGAATGTTTAGCGCTTCACGGATAGCTTCTGCTTTTTCGGGGGTAATGTCTGTCGGCTCGTAGTCTTTGCAGGGATTGTCTTTCCCGCAGCCGAGGACGTACCATCCGCCCCAGGTCGTATAACGAACGACAACGTGCTTGCAACCGGAACACGCGATGCTCTTGCATTTTGGGAGCGCGGCTCTGTCAATGACAGCAGATCGGAGTTTATCCTCTTGTGCCGCTTCCTGCGCTTCTGCGAGCTGCCTTTTGAGGCTAAGATTTTCTTCCCGGAGGGCATTTAGAGCTTTTCTTGTAGCAAACATTTCATTCTCCTTAAAACGGATTCGACTTGGTCATCTGCCAACTCCGAAATTTTCTGAATGATCTCGTCCTTTAATCCCTGCAAATCCGATTGCTCGTTCGTATGTACCTGTTCGGTCATCCGTTCCATCCTCCGTTCAAGTTCATGCTATAAAACAGGTGTTCTATCACATGACTTAATATAGCACTTTCGTTCTATTTTTGCAACTACAAGATATGGGGCGTTCTGGATGCTTACTACATAATTTAGGCCCCGCCGCCCTCTGCAACAAACGGCGGGGCCTTTTTGCAGCCAGCGGGAAGCGGTCGCCGCTGCTTGTTTTGACCATACTCCGCTTTACCTTGGCAATTCAACACCGAAACATTGCAATAAGACAGCGCTCGACGTGGTTCGACAAGCCCTTATCTTGCAACTTCGCGGCGCGAAAATCGAAGAAATTAAGGTGGCATAAATGAACATTCAAGAAGTGTGCAGAATCCGTAAAGAAGATTTGAAACTGACCTATCAGGAAATTTCCGACGTTTCCGGCGTTCCGCTGTCCACCGTGCAGAATTTCTTTTCCAAGTTTTCTAAAGCTCCGTCCATCTACACCGTTGCGCCGATCTGCAAAGCGATTGGAATATCGCTTGATGAATCGTTCGGAATTTCCGAACACTTGACGCCGACCGAGGAAACTTTGCAAGCGCGGAATGATGAGCTGGAACGTCACGTGGACGCAAAGGCAGATACCATTGAGATCATGCGGCGCGGTGTCCGTATCCGCAACGGCGTAATTGCTATAATGTTTGTCATTATCGTTTTGCTGGCCGCATGGTGCTTGTACATTGATTGGAGGGGGATTTGATGCGAGTGGCATTGTATATCCGCGTCTCGAGCGAGGAACAGGCACGGCATGGCCTGTCCCTGCAAGAACAGAGAGACGCGCTGATAAGATATGCAAAAGCGAATAAAATGACCGTGGCAGGCATATACGAGGACGCGGGAATTTCCGCGAGAAAACCGTACAAAAAGCGCCCCGCGCTCCTGCGGCTGCTGGATGATTGCAAAGCAGGGAAGGTAGACACGATCTTGTTTATTAAACTCGATCGCTGGTTTCGCAATGTCGCCGGGTACTACGATGTGCAGACGCGGCTTGACCAGTACGGCGTGACATGGCAAGCGACGGAAGAGGACTACGAAACGCGCACTGCGTCCGGGCGATTAAAGGTCAACATCATGCTTTCCGTCGCGCAGGACGAAGCCGACCGCACAAGCGAGCGAATCAAATTTATCAACGACGGCAAACGCGCAAAAGGCCAACCGGCAGGGTCAAAAGCCCCTTTAGGGTATATCATCAAGGGCAGGCAATACCAGATCGATAACGGCACGGCAGATGCCGCGCGAGATATGTTTGCGGCGTATATCAGGCTGCAAAGCGTGCTTGGCGTAAAGCGCTATATGCTTGAGACGTGGGGCATTGACAGGGCGTATACCAAATATGTAAACTATTTCCGGAACCGGCTTTATATCGGCGAGGTGTACGGCATCGAGAATGCCTGTCCCGCTCTGGTGAGCAAGCAGGATTTTGACATTGTAAATGATATTCTCCGCCAGCGGTCGCAGCGCTGCGCAGGAATTGAGACAGATCGCGTTTATCTGTTCTCCGGCTTGTTGCATTGCAAAGAGTGTGGGAAAACGATGCAGTCGGAAACGGCAAAGCAGATCTATACCTACTACCGATGCCGGACGCGAATGCTTGACACCTCCGCGTGCCAGCACAAAAAGAGGATTCGCGAAGATGCGCTGGAAGCTTATTTATTGCATGAGCTTGAAGGAATTGCCGAGCGAAACAATCGCTATTATAAAAAGGCAGAAAAAAAGCCCACGCAAAGCGCGGACGCGATACGAAAGAAAATGGATAAGCTGAAAACGCTTTATCTTAACGACTTGATTGAGTTGGACGAATACAAGAAAGAGTACACCACATTAAAGAAATCCCTTGAAGCGGTAGAGGAAAAGCCGAAGACAAACCTTGATGCGCTGCGAAATGGGCTGGCGGAATATGATACATACTTGCGAGAAGAAAAAAAGGAATTCTGGACGCGCTTCATCCGGAGAATTGATGCAGATGACGACGGCGCGTTTTTTGTAACGCCACGTTAGGCATATTTGACCTTCGTGTTCCCAAAGGTAAATTATGCCCAAAAGAATCCCCCGCCTTACGACGGGGGTGTTCTCATTTTTCGAGCTTACGCATGACGCTATTATAGACGCGCTCGTTCACAATTTTCAAACTGTCCATCAGCTCGTCCATGATCTCCCACGCCTTGTCCGGCGGAATATCTGCCACTGCGCGCAGGAAGTCGCTGTCGCCGTATGTTTCGACGCTAACCGGCGCGGGTGCTGCGGAGTATGCCATTGGCAAAGCCCTCTCCCTGCTGCTGCTTTGCTGGTCACGGATGGCATACAGCACGGCAAGGCGCTCATAGTTTGTCCAACTCGATTCCTCTGTTTCAAGGCGAGCTATCCAGCGATTGACCTCATTCTCGTCGACCATAGGGGCGCACCCACTTTAGCCCTCAATCGTGTCCATGCAGCGCTGGATGGCTCTGCGGATGCTTTCGTCGTCGGAGTTGTCCAGCATTTCCTGCAACTGGCGTTTCATGTTGTCGATACCACCATCACGGGAATAGTGGCCGCGCACATAATGCGTGCCGCGTCTCGCATTGGACATATCACGGTCATAAGCGCCGCGCATACCAGACTGCCAGTCTCCGTCGCGGGAATAGCGGCGAGAATAGTCTTCATCGCGGGAATAGCCGTCGTCCTCCAACATCTCAATCTTATCGATGTTCTTGATGGTGTCCGTCAGCTTGTGCGCAATTTCGAGATCGCACGCGCCAAGCTCGCCCTTACGTGCCAGCTCGTCGAGTTCGTTGCACAGCATATTGCGCAGATCATACATTGCTTTCTTGCTCATGTCCATTCTCCTTTCACGCGATTCTCTCAACCGTCAGATTCGAGTTGGCGAAGTTGACGGCCTGAGTGCTGGTGTTTTCCATTGCGACCGTCAGGTAGCAGCCTTTCGGGACGCAGACCTGTGCGGAAACATAAATGTTAAAGTAATTTTCTACCGCCGCAGGCGTGACGGTAGCTGTTGCGCTGGTCAACGGCTCTCCGTTAATGGCAAGCGCCGCCGTGATGGCCTCAACCGTGCCTCCGGTAGGAATAGCGATGTTGCCGCCATAGGAGACCCGAAACAGAGCGCGGTTTTGATTGGTGAGGCCGCGCAGCGTGACAATGCCTGCGCCCTGGCGATGCAAGATACAGGGCTTGCTATTGACCGCCGTTTCGGTCAAGGGAACGTTCTGCCCAGCGGCTACGCTCACAATATTTGCATTTGTGTACTCTGCCAAAATAATCAGTCCTTTCTAAAGGGGTCGATTTCGACCCGGTTAAAATACAGCGGCAGGGCTATTGCCCCGCCGCGTTGTTTCCAGTGTCGGCACGGGGCCGACCATCTCGGTAACGTCACCGATATGGTGCCCGAGAAGCTATGCTATGCAGTTGTCAGCAGCCGCAACCGGCAAACTGGTTGCAGCAATAGGGGTTCTGCACCGTGTAGGCCGGAATGGGGGAGGGCCGCAGCTGCGAGACCAGATAGCTGTTCTGCGCCGCCTGGCTTGCCGCCAGCTTCAAGCCTTGGTTCTCGGCCTGAAGGTCAGAGAGCTTGCTCTGCGTCAGGAAGTCGAGGATCGCGCGGCTGTTCTGGTTGTTCGCGTCAATGATGTCGCGCGTGGCGTTCTGCACGGTGTTGCGCGTGTCGCACGCCTGCGTCGCCATGTCATAGCGCACCTGCGCGATAGCCGCGCGATTCTCGCAGCAGCAATTAGCAGCCTGCATCTGCATGGCGTTGAGCTGCTGCATGAGAGCCGCCTGCTGGTTTGCGCGGGACAGCTCGGCATTGCCGAAGCCGCTGTTGATGGCCTGTGCGGTCGTAGCAAAGCCACCAGTAATGGCATTGTTCAACGCGAAGGTGGAATCGCAAATGCCATTCGAAATGCTGTCGAGCTTACGCTCAACGCTCGCAAAGTCAGAGGTCAGAACGTAGCCGTCCATCACACCGCCGCCGTTACCGTTGCCAAATCCGTTGCGGCCCCAGCCGAAGAGGAAAAGAACGATAATCCAGATCCAGTTGTCGCCCCACATACCCATACCGCCGCCGTAATTGTTCGCGGGCGCGACCGGCATAGTCATCATGGGAGCACCGTCGGAAAGAGACATATTATCTCTCCTTTCATAAATTTTATTTATCAAATCGCGGCCACGATAAGATCAATGGAATAAATGCTCAAACTGTTTTGCCATAGATTGCAGTTGGTTTAACTCCTGCTGGCTCATCGCACCAGATTGCAGGAGCTTATTGACTTCTTCTTTTGGGTTTCCCTGAAAGCCGCTTTGGAACTGTTGGAATTTCTGCTTGAGCTGCATCAGCTCACTTATCGGCCCCGGCATCTGCCCGCCGCCCAGCGCGGCCATAAACGGATTAGTCATCGTCATCGTCCTCCTTGCGCTTCTTCTTGCCCTTTATTTCGCCCACAAGAGCCGCCAGTGCGTCAAACTCCTTGCGGGTGACAAATTCCACGCCCTTTTCCTGCGGCGCTGTGCGGGGCGTTTCTGCGCGTTCTACGAGGTCATAAATCTTGAGCGTTGGCTTGCCGCTTGCATCCGCCTGCTTGAGATACACAGTCGGCGCGGTAGAATCCCACAGCGCCACAGCAGAGTTGGGCGCGATGAGATAGCCTCTCGCCTCCTGCTCGCCGCTTACCCACTGCACGCCGCCCTGTGCGATGGGGTTCTGTTGCACTGGCTGCGACATAGGCTGCTGCATGGGCTGCATTTGTGGCTGCTGCATCTGCCGCATCTGCATGAGGTTGTCTGGCATTGGCTGCGGATAATAGGGATTGAAATAGGGATATGCCATGTTCATTCCTCCGTTTCTTTGACCCAATAATAAAGCGGGATTTCGTTCTCGCTGTTCCAGCTGTCGTAAATTACACCATCCTGCACGCAGACCACATGACCAGAAAGCGCGAGAATATACGTCCCGCGCGGGTGCTCATCAGCAAATCTGCCGACCGTGTAGCAGTCCGGGCAAGTGTCCGGCATGATATAGCGCCGATAGCCGAGCGACCGCAGATATGCGCCCCAACAGGCGTTTGCATTGGGCAAGTCGCCGTCCAAGTATCCCTGTATGCACAGAGACAAATAAACTTCGCCCCAGTCCTTCCCCGTCGCCTTGCAGATCGCGCGCACGGTGCAGTCGCTGACGTTGCGCCCGTTTGGATTCGGGTTGAAATAGCTATACATGGAAAAGCTCCGCGAAATAGACGTAAGTGCGCAGCTCGTCAGGGTCAGGAAAAAGCGCGAGAATGTCCATCGCCATCTGCTCGGTAAATCCCAAAGCTAAAAGTCGGTCGTACATCGCGCGCACCTCCTTTTGTTGCCCCTATCGTACCGCGATTTTGCCGCGGGAAATTGCCCGCAAAATGCCCGCGTTTTGCCCTCAAAAATTTCTTCAAAACTCTGTGATTTTTTCTTGACAATACGCTAATATTAGCGTATAATAAGCATGTAAACAAGAGAGGGGAACACCCCGGGAGGAAACAAAAATGAAGTACACTTACAGTATCTACGAGGATAACGCCGGTCGTTTGCACCTCGCTGTCATGGACGAAAACGGCTCCTGCATCTACTACCTCTGCGACGCGGACCGTGCTCTGGTCGTTGAGACGCTGGACGCGCTCAAGGCCGGCGGCGACCCCATCGCCGACGGCTGGGAGGGCGGCGAGCCGGACCCCGTAACCTGCTACGAGGAAATTAACAACATTGTCGACGCCCGCAACGGCGGCGCGACTATGCTCGATCTATAAAACTTACAGGAGGAGGAACATCATGAACGAATACAGATATGAAGAACTCCGCGAGGCGGCCATAAAGAACCCCACCGACGAAAATCTCGCCGCTCTCGGCGAATGGCTCCAGCAGTACGGCGACCGCTACTGGAACGGTGAGGAATGGGACATCGACGGGGGCCGCCGCCTCCGTCCTGTGTATGGGCAGGAGCCGGATGAATACGGTAATTTCCCTCTCGTGGGCTACGATCTCCTCTAAAGAAGGTGACTACGATATGAGACGAAAATACAACGACTGCCAGCGCGAAGACGGGGACTGCACCGCCTGCTCGCTGGTCAATTACGGGCGAGACTGCCATAACCGCCCGATCACCAAGCTGGAGTGGTCGCGCCGCATGGCAGACATGACTCAGTCCGAGCTTGCCAAGAAGTCCGGCGTCAATATCCGCCAGATCCAGCGCGTGGAGCTGGGGGAGGCGGAGGCGGGCAATCTGACCGCCAAAAACCTGCTTGCCATCGCCGACGCGCTGGGCGTAGATGCAAAATTTTTGTTATAACGCGGCAAAGGAGACTGTGTATGCGGACTAAAAAATGTATCACCTGCGGCAAGATTTTTTCCACCGATCGCGCAGAGCAGGCGAAGTGCGATGACTGCCTTGCCGCATCCCGGTCGACCACCCTGCGCACGCGAACCTGCCACACCTGCGGGGCCAACTTCATCGGAGGGCCCCGAGCCAGCTACTGCCCAACCTGTCGGGCAGAGCGGCAGAAGGCCCGGAAGCAAAAGTACCGGTCCACCGGTTTTTCCCGGCATCTGGGAGATATCGATAACTGCGTGATCTGCGGTGGAGAGTATGTCATCCAATCCGGATTGCAAAAGTATTGTCCAAAATGCGCCCCGGATGCCGTCCGCGAAATCGACCGCGCGCAGTCAAAAAGCTGGAACGCCGAACACGATTACTACATAAAACGCCGCGAAAAATCCCGCAGCGGCGTAAAGGTCTGTGTTGTCTGTGGCTGGGAGATAGTCCCCGGCACCCCCACCGTTACCTGCTCCCCTGAGTGCGCCGCAGCCCATCGAAAAGAGGTCCAGCATCGCGCGGACGCCAAGCGCCGGAGCGGGACGGAATCAAAGCAAAGCGAAGTCAAAAAAGAGAGCACCGACTGATTAGTCGGTGCTCTCTTTCTGCCCGTCGGCAAGCTTGCGGTAAGCCCGGCGGCGCAGCTTGGCGAGGCCGTCCACGCTCATGTGGAGCTGAGCGGCGACCTGCACGAGGGAATGCCCTCGCACGTCACACTCGATGAGGCATGCCATCTCATCGGGCGGCAGGTCATAGGCTTGGATGTATGCTATAGCCCTGCGCGGGGCCATAGAGGATAGTTGCGCGCGGATCGCTCGGTGCTGCTTGTCCATGCTGTGCACCGGGGCTTGCAGAGCGCTCACGCGAGGGGAGACGTTGCAGGTCTCCCGCCCGTTTCCCTTTCCGTGCCCGATTCGGGCACATTTATTTCATCGTTGCGAGTTTGCGAATTAAGTCATCACCGTACTTGTACGCCGCGAGGTAGTCCATCGTCTTGTCTTCCAGCCCCGCGCGCTTTTTGAGCACCTCGCGGTAACTCGCCTCATACTTCGGGCGGTATGCGCCCAGCACGAGCGACAGCTTGCGCTTGCGGCGATACACCCCGTCGCCGTTGCTCTGGCTGCCGGTGTTGCCGTTGGAGGTATTGCCCTCGATGGCGATCACGTACTGCCCACTCACGCTCTCGCAGATGCCGCAATGGTCGGTCTTGACCTTCGTGTTGGGGAAGTCATAGATGAGCACGTCGCCCGGCTGATAACCGGACGTGACCCACTGCCCGTGAGCCTTGGCGTAGTTCATCAGCTCGCCGCAGCTTGCGGTCTTCCCGCCGCCGTAAAAGAGCCGCTTATCCACCTGCTGGAAGCACCACCACACGAACTGCATACACCAGTACACGCCGTCCATGCCGTAGGCTTTGCCGTACTTCTGTCGGTTGCCCGGCTGCTCCACCGTGCCGATCTCTTTTTTAGCGACGGTAAGAATGTCTTCTGCTCTCGCCATGCCTCACGCCCCCTTGTCGATGGCGTCCTGTGCCTTCTGCGACTGCGTGCCGAAGTAGAACGCGATGATGACCGCATAGATCGTCATGAAGTCCTGCGAGATGTTGCCCGTGACGGCCATGTAAGCAAATACGCCCGTCAGTACCAGCGTCACAATGCTCTTGACGCTCAAAAGGTTTGCGATACGCTTGATGATTCTTTCGTTCATGTTATTCGTCCTTTCCCTTGATTTTGATTCCCGCCAGCAGACCGAGTTCCGCTGTCCACGCGGCGAACCATGCGACCGTCAGGCTGTCCGGCACTACCTTGTCATGCGCGGTCAATACGAGCACCGCAATGCAGTACCAGCAGAGGTTGAGCACTGCCGCGATGACGTACTTGTCCCGCTTTCTTAGTTTCTTCATAAGGCCACCCCTGACAGCAGACACGCGATAAACGCGCCCGCCAGCGCCGCGAGAGCCTTGTCGACCAGACTGTCCCAGCGTTTCCCCGCCTTGCCCGTGATGGCTTTCACGTCCTCTTTGATCTCTTTGACGTCTCCCTCGACGGTCTCCTGCTTGGTCGCCAGCACCTCGACCGAAGTCGCCAGCCTGTCAAGTGCCGTTTGATGCTCCTGAAGCTCGTTGATTCGATGCGTATTGCTCTTGCACCGACTTTCGATCAGCGCGATCTCTGCGTCATCGTAGTGCTTTGCATTATCCATATCCCGCTCCCTTTCTGCGGCCTTAGACCGCCGTGAAATACTGTCCCACGAGCTCGTGCGGCAGATACTGTAGGACGATCTTCCCGCCCGCGGCCTCTCCCATGCGCTCGCACAGGTACAGCTTAGTATCCTCAGGGTCTTTGTAGTAAAGACCGTAAGTGTACTCCATACCACGAGCAGCCGGAATCGGGTCATCTTGGGTACCAGCATGCTCGAGGTCAATGATAGTCCACATTGCAGGAGTGCTGTGCGGAGGCCAGTCGGCCTGAGTGGTGTGACCGTGGCCATCGTTGACGCGATACACGTGCAGCACGCCGCTTTCGTCCGTATCGCTGCGGCGGTCGCCGGGCTTGACGGTCTCGCCGATGTGATCCGCCCAGCGCGGGAACAGCTCGGGCGACTTCGCCGCCTCACCGTCAGAGAGCGACGCGCTGGCCTGCTCGATCATCGGTCGCAGCCTTGCCGCGCGCTGCGGCGTGATGCTCTGGCCGACCAGCGCCGTGACGGTCGCCGCCGAAAGCTCGGATTCCGTGGGCTTGCCCATCTTGATACTCACGGTGCCGTCGCGATGATCAGTGATGTCGCCAGCAAGGCTGTACTCGCTGTTGTCGTACTCGTTGACGACCTCTTTGGTCTCGCCCGTGGGATTCCCCTGCTCGTCCAGCACGTCCAGCGCGAGACGGTGGACGATGCTCCACGGGGTATTGTCGGGCAACAGTGCCGCTACGGCGTCGTAGGACATGGTCAGATAGATGGTTTTGGTATCACGGCCGTTCCAGTTGCGGTCAACAAGGTTGCCGTTGACCGTAGCGGGATATTCCGTGTTGTTGACTTTTACGTAGATACTCATATGCTGCTCCTTTCTTATTGCGGCGTGGCGTTGGCTTGCAGCCACGTCAAGAGATCACCGGTGGGTAATTCATCAAAAGTGATGGTGCGGTATACCTCCCCCCGCCAGCCGTTTCGGTAGGCGAGTTCCATGGTCTCGTTAATCTTTCTATAGTAGATTAAAGTTCTTACACCGTAAGTGTCGTCGTAGCCTCGGATAAGATGGTCGTAGGTAAAGCCATAATAGCCAGACACAAAGCTGACAGCAATCCCGCTACTATACCCCCAGAATTTGTCTGGCTGCGACGTTATATCAATGGTTTCGTTGAAGTACCACGTCAAGCTCACATCCGGCTCAAAGTTGATGTCATACCCCGTCCCGTTGATGAGCGTCCTGCCTTTCTTGATGTTGTACACCGTGCCGTTGACGAGGCACTTCCCGCCCGTCACTTCATAGGCCGTGCCGTTGATGAGGGTCCTGTGCGTGCCGGAAATAGACGGCCCGGCCGTAAAGTCCCCTGCCCCCAAAGGAAGGTTCATTGCACCAGCTACATCATCGTACAAGCCGACAGCATTTCCTTGTTTGCACGGAATATAATCCGCAATGAGTACATCGTTCTCGTAAACCTTGAACGAGTAAAGTTTCATCGCTACGCCCTCGGAGAATTTCCCCTTTCGGTTGTTGCCGAATAAGAACATAGGATAGGCGGCGTTCACCTTATTTGCATAAATGTATTGCGAAGATCCATTGTCGACTTTGAACGCTTTGGGCGCGACCTGTACGGTATGCTTTGCGTTTGCGCTGATTGAGATATCCTTTTTGGTGGAATCAAAGACGACGACTGTCATTGCAAACATAAAAGCATTTACTTTATAGCCGCTATCTTGGCCGAAAACAACACCGGAAGAGCTTGAAGAACTAAACTCAATCACAACTTTTGTGTTTTCTGTCGGTGTGATTCCTGTCGAAATGTACTGCGTCCCCGTGCTCTCGATATACTCAAGCTTTGTGTATCCGTTTGGTAATGCCATGCGCGCCTCCTTAGCCGAACAGCCAGTTGATCGCGTAGTTCTCGGTGGGCGTGGTCTCCGTTGCGACAAGCGTCTGCTTAACAATGTTGCCGGATGCGATGTAGTCGCTGCCACGCGTCGCTGCTACCAGCCCGCCCGAGCCGTTGCCCTTGATGAGAGAGGTGGTGGAGGGGACTGTCGGAACACTCACCGTGACCGCGCCCGTCTTGCCGTTGACCGACGTGACCGGCGCACTCTGCAAAGCGCTGTCAGCCTTGCCCAAACTCGCCTGCACGTCGCTTGCAAGGTCGGATTTTGCCACCGTAGACTTAAAGGCCAGACTGCCGAGGTCGGCGAACCACTTTGCGATCTTGCCAAACAGCACGGAAAGCTTTTCGCCCGTCGCAACGTTTGCGCGGGTGGTTGCCGCCGTGAACGCCGCCGTGACGTTACTGCCGTTGCCGGTCTTGTCCAGCTTATTGGTGAGAGCCGAATACACGCCGCCCGACTGCACAGGGTTCGCGCTGCCTTGCGTAGGCGTTGCGTCAGTAGTTACCTTGACATCCTTGATAGCATTATCAATGTATGCAAAGATGTCCTGGCGCTTGTTTTGAGGGTCATACACTGAGGCCAGCATGTCACCCGTACCAGCACCAGAAGCGCCACGGCAATAGCCTGCGTCATAGCTCGTGCCGTTCGACAGCGTCACGATAAGGTGATAGTCGCTCTGCCGGATGGTGATGCCAGTAATCGTGGGAGCATCTGCGCCGGGATTGCCCTGTGGACCAATTTCACCCCGAATACCCTGCTTACCCTGTTCACCCTGAATACCCTGCTTACCCTGTTCACCCTTGTCGCCTTTTTCGAGCACAAGGTTAAGCACCTGATTCGGAGCTTCGCCGGTAATGGTCGCGCTCGCCACCTTCCCGGACGTGACCGAGCCGATGGTCAGCACGTTTGCGGGGCCAGTCGCACCGGTCGCGCCGGTGTCGCCCTTGCTGCCCTGCGGGATGCCAAGCGCCAGCGTACCAGTCGACTTGTCGTAAGTTGCCGTTGCCGAGCTTCCAGCGGGTAGCGTTGTCACCGTGACCGATACAACACTCAGCGTGACAAAGTTCAGCAGCGTTTCACCTCTCAGCTTCTTCGCCTCGCCGCTCTGCTCAAGCACAAACAGGTCTTCGTTTGTGATTTGTAACGCTTGGGTGAGGTCAGAAATTGCTTTATCAACAATTGCTTTATCAGCCATCAGTTACCTCGCTTTCCTTTTCCAGCTTCGTCTTGCCCTCTTTGGCGGGCGGCTCTGCGGGGACGTGCGCCGTCTGCTGGTCAAGCCGCTCAAGGATCGCATATGCCTGCCTCAGCTCTCCCTTGACCTTTGCCATCTTCTCCGCGTCGTTCGCGGAGATCATCACCAAAGACAGCGTATTAAATGCGCTGTCAAGGATCTGCATTGCCTGCTTTTTCATAGGTCCTCCTTATCCCGACTCCCACCAAGAGTCGGTGTAGATTTCTGCGTTGTAGGGTCTCCACGTGTCCGTGTAGATGTATGGCGTATACGCTCGCCACATATCCGTGTAGATGTACACCGCGCCGCCCGTAGTGCCGCCGCCCTCTGTGGTAAACGATCCGCTGTCGGAATAGCTGGTCTCCACCCATTGATTGAGGTTGGTGTCCCAATAGCAGAGCACTGCCTCCCAATCGTAGGTTTTGCCGGGAGTAAGTCCGTCGAACGAATCCGTAAACGTGTTGTTCGCGCCGGAATCCTCGTTCGAAGTCAAGTAATACCCGTACCCCAGAATGCCGGTCACGTAGATCGCACGCGCTCGGTCGTGGTAGCTGTCTCCGTAAAACGTGCCGTTGAGAACGGCTGTCGTTGACCCCGTCGCCGTAACGCTGACGCTAAAACTTGCCATGCGTCACCTCACCGAACGGAGGAAAAACAGTTTTCCCCAGCTACCGGCCGGTAAGCTATTTCCGTACATCTGGCTGCCGATATACAGCTCGCCGCCGCCGAGCGACACAATGTTGTTGGACAGCGTGATAAATCCACCGTAGGGACCGCTGGCTTTTAGGTATACGTTAGTCGCCGATTCCAGCTTGATACCGCCATAGAGGGTTTTAATGCCGATACCATAGTCAACGTTCGTCTCGACGAGCGAAAGTTCGCCCACTTTGGTATTGCTGTTTGCCAGGAGTTCCACCGTCTGGCCGCGCAACTTCTGCGCTGTGATAGAAGTGCTGTCAATGTACGTCGCGATTGCATTGTCGACCTCGCTTGCGCTCAGGCCCGCGTTGCTGTCGACGTAGCTTTTCGTTGCGTAGCTTGATCCGTCTTTGAGATCTCCGACACTGATACTGCTTGCTTGGATTTGGTCGGCCGTCAGCGTACCCTTGATATTCGCCGCATCGACGTACAGATTGTCCGTCTTGATGCTGCTGCCGTTGATCTTGGTCGTGCCGCTCGCGTCCGTCACCGTCAGGCCGTCCAGCGTGGTCTTGACCTCAGTGTACTTGCCGTCGATGCCCTCGACCTTGAGCATGATCGCCTCGCTGGTCTTGGTGATGAGCGAGCGGGTCTTCGCCATGTTGCGCTCGATCTGCCGCTGCGTCGGCGATTTGTACGGATACTCGTCGTCGATCTCGTCCGCGTCCGGCGCGGAAATATTCGGCGCGAGCATCGGATCAAACGTCATGTCCAGCGCGATGAGCGGCACATATAGTCCGTCTACCGTCACCGCGTCGCCAAGCTCCACCGCAGGATCAAGCAGTGCTTCGCTGCCCTCGTAGCCGATGTGCTTGTAGCCGGAGACTTTGGCGAGGATCGCCGCCGCCATCGCATTCGTGCCGTCCGGCTGCAGGGCCGTCAGCGTCCGCCCGGTGTCCGATCCGGACACGCCGACCACATCGCCGTTCTCGTCGAGCAGCTCGACCTTTGTAATAGGCTGCGACGCGATGCCCGGGGAAAACTCCGCCAGCCGCCGCCCTAAATAGGTTTTGTCCATGTTTCCCTCCTTACACGAGGATACGCACGCCGCCAAAGGTGATGGCGCTGCCGGTCTCCGTAATAAGATAATTAGTCTCAGCGGGCATGGAGTTGAGCCCGACCAGCAGTAGCTTCCCCTCGTCCGTGATGATCCAGTTCCCCGCGTTGGCAACCGCAATACGCCCCAGCGCCTCGCGCATCGTCATATCGCCCTCGTCGTCCACGGGGTACTGCATCGGAAACGCCGCATCCAATACCGTGCGGCTGTCCACTGCCACGCCCATGCGCGCCGCGATGTCGGCGACGGCCGTCGCCGCAGGCATCGGCCATGTCTCCGCGTCATAGCTGCTGTCGAGCCACGTCTCCTCCGCTTTGAGCATCGCGTCATACCCGTGCACACTCAAAACGCCCGTTTTTCTGTCGGTTTTCCGCGTTGCAAAATAGAAAACACCTTTCGGGATCCATTCGCTCGCCTGTTCGCCCAGCCGCAGCCGCATGTAGACCTCAATTTTCGCCTGCCGTGGAATCGTGCCTTTTGGGTAAAGCTCGACGTCGATTTGCCGCGCCGAACAATTACCAATGCCAAAGGTGGAATACAGTCCGCCATACACTCGTAAGCTGTTTTTTACGATGTCCGCTTGACTATATTCCACCCCCGCAATGCTTAATTTGGTTTCTACGCGATGATTCCGGTTAGCAAGCAGTGTTAAGTATAAATCACTTACGCTGTGCATTAAATCTCCCTCAACTGTACCGAGCCGCCCTTATAGCGCCGGTTACCATCCACGCTGACCAGCGCAAACGCGGCTTCTAAGTCGCTTGTTACGCGCATGGTCTTTACTGTGTCCGCACCGCTATAAGGGTCGGTAAATGTCACGCTCACGGTGCCACCCATCAACGCATTGTAATATTCTGTGGATTCTGCTTCTGTCATCGGAAAAAACGATGTTTCGACAATATATCTGTCTTTCGAGCGGGCCGCGTGCTCCGTGTCATCCATTGTTGTGATGACCTTGCTATAGCTCACTTCGCGCCGCACGTTGTAAGTGGACACTTTCTCATGCACATCCAACGCGCCAATTCGTAATGTAATATTCATTTACACCCCCATAGCCCGATGCATTTGCCGATTGTACTTGCTCACGGATTCGCCGATGATTTTCCCGTCAAGCACGGACTGCACAACGATGTGGATATCACCGCCCATGCCGCTGAGGGAAGATAGCGCGCTGCGCATCTGACCGCCGAAAGATTGCTCCGCGCCGATCTGTGCTGTGCCGAAGTCCAGCCCACCAGTGATGCCGCGCTTGATGCTGTCGTACTCGTTGTCCCAGCCCTCGCCAAGGCCCAGCGCCATATTCTCACCGATTCCCGCAAATACTCGAGACGGAGAATGGATCCCGAGTTTGCTTTTCACGCCTGAAACAATTCCGGAGAAAAAGTTTCCGACTTTATTCTTGATCCAGCTGCCCATTGCCTTGATTCCTTCCCACAAGCCCTTCACGATTTGCTTACCGACATCTACGATGTCGGGGAGTGAAGAAACAAAGGTCTTTACAATGGTCGCCATCATGTCAAGCACCGACCGAACGATCTGCGGCAAATTATCAGCAAGGCCGCTGACGATCGCCAACACCATCTTCATGCCCAGCTCAATGACCTGCGGCAGTTTTTCGACGGCATAGCCGACGAATTTCTCGATCATTTCAGGGCCTTTTTCCTGCACCACAACGCCAATGTTTTCAAGGACCCTCTCAACGACCGGCAAGAGATTTTCCGCCACCGTCACGGCGCTGCCCAAAAGGTTCGTGATGAGTTCTGCCATGTCGGCGTTTTCATCGCCCAGCCCCGTGATAAAGTTGTCATACGCCGCTTTCATCGACGCAATAGAGCCTTGAATCGTCGTACTGGCTTCCAGCTGCGTCGTGCCCGTGATGCCCATTTCCGTCTGCACGGTATGGATAGCGTCTACGATATCCGCGTAGCTGCTGATGGTGTAGTTGGTATAATTGCCCTGCGCGGCATTTAAGGCGTTCGCATCGTCCAAAAGACGCTGCATTTCTTCTTTTGTGCCGCCATAGCCCAGCTTTAGGTTGTCCAGCATGGTGTAGTTCTGCTTGGCGAAGCCCTGATAAGCGTTCTGGATGGACTGCATGTCCGTGCCCATCTTATTGGCGTTGTCGCTCATGTCGGTGATGGCCAGATTCGCCTTTTCCGCTGCCGCGTCCGTGTCTCCGCCCATCGATTGCAGCAGAGACGCAGAAAATGCCGTCACGGTGGTCATGTACTCGTTGGCGCTCATGCCCGCCGTCTGGTATGCGTTCGCGGCGTACTGCATCACGGTGTCGGCAGAGGACTTAAAAAGCGTTTCCACGCCGCCGACCAGCTGCTCATACTCGCCGTAGCTTTGGATCGCTGCTGCGCCAATGTTTTTTACCGCGCCTGCAACAGCTTTCACGCCTGCAACAATGGCTTGCCCTGCAATATTGGCTTTCAGCACGTCGCCAAAGCTCAATGCCTTTTCTTTGGTATCCCCGAGGTTTTTATCTACTTCGCTCGTGTCAACGCTGATTTTGACAAAAAGGTCTAATAAATTCATGTTCTCACCACGCTTTTTGGTGTTTTTGGCGAAAAGCCCTTGAAAAGTCAAGGCTTATGTAGTACAATTTCAGGAAAGGAGGGTTTTGCCATGATCAATTTCAACAAAGATTCCGCATTTGACTTAAAGCCTATTCCCATTGCCGAAGTCCGCGACGAGGTCAACGGTCTTTTGATCGCGGGCGAAGAGATCGCCTGCGCGTTCAAAACGATCCGCGACCAGCTTATCTTCACCAACAAGCGCATTATTTCCGTTGACGTGCAGGGCATCACCGGAAAGCGGAAATCGTTCAGCTCCATGCCCTTTTCCAGGGTGCAGTTCTTCGCTATCCAGACACCCGGCCTTGTTGAGCTGATCCCCGACAGCGAGCTTGTCCTGACGTTTTCCAATGGCTTTACCGCCAAATTTGAGTTCAAAGGCGATACCGACATCGGGAAGATCGGCCGCATGATCTCGGAATACGTTCTCAAATAACGCCTATCCCTCCGCCGCCCCGTCAGGGGCGGCTTTTTTTATCGTCAGCCCGCACCGCGCGATAATATCGGCGGTAATCTCTTCGCACGTTCTGTTGTCCTGCTTCTTCGGCTCAATGATGTCCGCGTATCGCGCCTTGATATAGTTCCCGCCCGCGTATCGCGCCGTGTTTTCGGCCACAATGCGCAGCGCGTCCGTCACATAAATGCGGTATGCGTCGTTTCTTGCTTTTTCATTGAGCCGCGCCACACAGTACCGCAGGAACGGCTTTATTCTTCTTTGCCCTCGGTATTCTCCTGCGCAGAGCCAGAGGATTTCCCGCTCTGCGCTGAGAGAAAAAGCGCGCTGAATGCCTCATCGGTCAAAAGCTCCGTCGCGTCGCGCATCAGCTTGACGAGGTTCAGCGCACCCTTGTAGCTCTCTGCGCTCACTCCCTCAATAGAGGCAAGAATGGCGATGATGTCGCCTTTGTGGCCCTTGAGCAGCGCGGGGAGCGCTTTTCGCGCCCTCTGCGTCATAAACTCTTTGGCTGTCATGCCCTCGGGCAGCTTCTCGCGCTTGAACAGCGCGGATGCCGCATCGTCCTCCGCAATGTTAGCAATCGGGTCGATGATATCCGCGATGACGTCAAAGACGCGCTCGCCCTGAATGTCGGAAAGTCTCATTTACGCCTCTGCCGTGCCGGACTTGATGTAAATTTCAAAGGGAACCGTGTCCTGCGCGCTCATGGAATAGTGCCCGGTAAACTCAAAGGCAAACTGTCCCTTGGCCTTGTCGCTTGTCTGAAGCTGGAAGCCGCCTGTGGAAAGCGCGTTGATCAGCTTGATAGCGATAAAGCCGCCGTTAGTTTCGCCGTTCTTGTCGGAGTAATCGCCCACAAGCCAGATATCGTCAAAGTCCGCGTCCTTGAGGTCGTTGCGCGGTGTAACCTTGGTCGTGTCGGTCGTCCCGATGTCCGCCGCGCCGCACAGCCGCTTTGCAATGGCGGTATCCGCATTGACAAACGTGCCGGTCATCTTTACCTCCCACGAATCGAGCTTTTTCAGCTCTTTCATGTTCTTGGGGCAGTTGTCGATATCCTCGCCAAAGTCCGAGTAGGTCGGCGTGGCGGTGAAGTTGACGCCACCGGTCGTTGCGCCGATCTGCCCCGCCTCGCCGATGGCGCCGGTCGCAGGCGTGAAGTCGGTCGTCAGGATACCAGCGTTGATCTGAAGCTTCTGAAATGCGTCAGAAGGAATCTTGGTAAATTTCATAGTCTTTCCCTTTCATCAGTTTTGCGACAGGAACTCAACCGTAATGTTGAGATACCGCCGCTTGATGTTTTTATCGCTTTCATCCGCGATGTTCTGGCACCACGGGGATCCTCGCTTGATCCACATCGCCCCGCCATCATACGGCACAAGCACGCCGCCCATGCCGATGGCATCGCTGATTTCCTGTGCCTTTGCGTTGGGTGTCGCTTCGCTCTCGGTGTAATACCAGAGGTTGACCGTCAGCGCGATTTCACCGCTCTCCCATGACCCTGTGATAAGCTCATAGGTCAGCCACGGGAAAACCGCATCATCTGGCACGTTGGAGGTCGGATAGGCCGGGAGGAATTGAGAAAACCACGCATGGAGCGCCTTGTCCTTTGTCATTTTGGCAACTCCTTTCGCTCTGCGGTGAAGAATTTCAGTGCCTTAATGGTTGCACCCGCAGACCTCGGCGCGGCCTTTTCCTCGGGGTTTGAGGTCACGCGGTAGGTGTTGCCGGTGGACGTGTCGCGGAAATAGTCGTTATACTCGATGGGGACGGTCTTGTTGACCAGCGCGGAATACACCGAGGTCACACCCTCCTTTTCCGCCCTGCGGGCCTCCATCGAGGTATCGAGCGCTTGATAGTTGAGAAATTCCGCGCCTTCGGCCCACGCAACGATGTAGCCGCCTGCGCCGTCCGGCGTTCGCGTCTTTTCCATCAGCACGCATTTGCTTGCAAAATCGTCGAGTAAACTCACGGTTCCACCCCCTTGAGCTTTCGCCAGTCGTTTAACCGGTCTCTGAAAGCGTCCTGCCAGCCGTTCAACGCGCTGCCGTCGCTTCCCGCGCTGCGTTTGGCGTAAGAATAGCCCCCGAAGCTCTCGCTTTGATACGGGCTTGCAACGGCCTCCCCGTTCTTTTCCTGCCACGCGGCGATATCTTCGGCAAGTGCAACCACAGCCTTTGGCACCGCCAGCGCCCACACCGTCCCGGTAAAGGTTTCATCCGTAAGGTCGGTCGCCGGGTACTGGTGCAGTCCATCGTTAAATACGGAACCGCAGATGCAGAAATATTGATTGGTCAGGAGAAAGGGCAGCGCAATGCTGCCATTCTCCACGGTGAACGTGCCCTCGTGAATGTCCACAAGGAACCAGTTGTTCAAGTGCCGTAAGACCTGTTCAAGCATCACGCTGCCCCCTTATTTAGCCCGCAGCAGCCGCAGCAACGGTAGCCACGGCAATGCCGTCCAGATACTCAGCCCACAGCTTCATGCCCATGATGGCGTACATATCGCCGGTGGCGCGGCTGTAATCGCCGTCGACGTGAACGCCGATCAGGTTGGTCTCGCCCTTCACGGTGTAGTTCAGGCCCAGCTTGGCAAAGTCGCTGTCGCTGGGGTCCACATAGTACAGGTCGATGTTCTCCACGGGCAGAGCGATCACCTTCTTGGAGGCAATGTACTTCTCAGGCAGCAGGAACAGAGTGCGGTAGCCCATGAAGTTCTCCACGTAGTTGATGCCGAACATGGTCTGAACGGTGATCTCTTTGTCGCCCAGGTAATCGTAAGCGTCGATGATGTTGGCGAATCCCACCACCTCGGTCACGTCTTTATCCAGACCGGCAAACTTGTCCAGCACCTTGCCCTTAGCCATGGCCAAAGCGCGCTGCCACGTCTTCTCGGTCACCTTCAGAGTGCCAGTACCGAGGAAGGTGTAGAAGTCGGTCAGGACCTTGTTCTGCAGGGCCACGAGGAAAGCCTCGTCGGTCTTCTCCACGGCAACGTCAGCGCCGTACTTTGCCACGCTCTCGATGGTCACGCTCTTGGCATACTTGGAAATGTCGATGTCGCCGTAGGCAACAGGCTCCACCTTCATCTTGGTGAAGGGGATCTCGTCACCCTCAGCCACAGTGCCGCCCTTGAGGCCGCCGTCCACGCTGGCCTTGTAGGAAACCAGCTTCGTGCCGGGGGCCTTGCGGATGGGACGCATAATGCCCATGATGTTGCGAAGTGCGTCCCAGTTATCAGCAAAGCGGGACACGAAATCCACCTCACGGGCGGAAGTGGTAAACTGGGCAGAAGTTGTTACGTTAGTTTTCGCAGCCATAAATAGCTCCTTTCAAAAAATCAGTTGTTTTCGCTTGCCATCAGATCGGCAAGTGCTTTCTGGCGCTCCGCCGTAGACATCACATAGCGGCCCTTTTCGTCCTTCTTATAGATGTCCTCGCGGGTCTTCGCGCCACCGGTGTTCGCCGGGGGATTGGCAGGATTCGCACCGTGCGTCTGCGTGGTGGAGACAAGCCCCTTGTAGGTGCCGTTTACGAGTGCATCAAGGCTCTTAGTGTCCTTGATCTTCTCGCCGTCCAGCTCCAATGCGGCCATTTCTTCGCCGCAGCCACGCATGGCAAGGTCCAAATTTGCGCCGGTGATGTTTTTGCTCTCAAAGTAAGCCCGGACGGCCTTTTCCTTCGCCGCCTTGCTTTCCTTTGCCGTCACGGTAGACTTGTAAGTTTCAAAATCCGAGTGTTCCTTCTCGTACTTCTCCTTATAGCCGCCGTCACCCGCTGCCTTGAGGTCGTCCAATTCCTTCTGAACGCTGGGCAGCTTATCCGCGTCCGCCTTGTACTTCGTGAGATCGTCCTTGAGGGGGTCGACCACGCCCAGATGCAGCGCAACCAAGCGATTTTCGATCTCTTCGGTGCAAGCTTCGCCGAGAATATTTCTAATTTCCGCTCTCGTAAATTTCGCCATGTTATTCGTTCTCCTTTTCCTTGGCCCCAATTCTTCGGGGGCGAACGTTGTATAAAAACCGCTGTACCTCGCGGGTTTTACCTAAAACAAAAGAGCCAACCAACGAGAAAAACTCGGTAGCTGGCTCCTATTGCCCTTTCCCGCGCCCAATTACGCGGAAGCTGTGTATTTGATTGTTTTCTTGACCTCTAAGACGATGTACCCGTCGCCTTTTCGTCGTATTTCAGCATCGTTGCCGCGCTTGATAATGGCTTCAATGGCCTTGATGGTTTCATTATCCATTTTTCAGCTCGTCCTCAAAAATGTTTCTGTAAGTCCGCGTATGATCTGCAAGCGCCGGTTTGAGAAACGGATGCGCTTTATTGCCTCGCGTGTAGTGCCAGTTCCCTTTTTCATCCTGATACACCCACGGCGTAGGACGTCCGCCGCCTCCCTCGGCATAAATACCAGTGCCAAGCTCTTGATAAACGCCGTATTCAACGTCCGTGCCGATAATAACCGACATTTCGTCATCGTTGACCTGATGCGTAATGCTGTTTTTCAGTCTGCTCGTGTCATAAGGCGCAAGGTCTTTTGCATATCCTTCTGCTTGAGTTCCGCAGCGTTCCAACGCCCGTAAAAGCGCCGCGCGCAGCTCTTTGCCAATTTCATTGCTATGGTCTGCAACTTCAATTTCCACGACTTTTCACCCATTCTTGCCATTCTGCAAAGGCCATTTCGCTTACAACCTCATATTCGCCATTTGCGTTTTTTACACGCATTTTTCTCGGTTCTGCTTCAATGCCCGCCTTTTCGACCGTCCGCATCGTGCATCGGCAATTATACACAAGATATCCCGGCGCACCCATATCGCCCGGATACATCATGTCATATCCATCGACATTAAAAGGCTTATCCCATTCAACGGTCTGCCCATCGACCATACCGTGTGCATGGCGCGTGCGCCCATCTTTGGTAGCGACCCAGCGCTTTCGGACGTTAACGCCCATCTTCTGCGCCGCCGCATAGCTGTCCATGCGTCCGGCGTTCTGTGCGCCGGTCACGGCGGTTCTGGCCGTGCGGATGGCGGAATCGCGGCTCATGGTGGTAATGCGCTTTTGCAGGTCATCCGCCATGTGTTTGATGCTCTTGCCCTGCAAGATGGAACTTGTGACGCTCTTGGTGATTTGCTTTTTGCCATACTCGAGGTCAATGCCGCGTTTCAAGGCTCGCTTTGGCGGGTAGTACGGCATAAGGTTTGGCTGCTCCACAATCAGGCGTTTGACTGTCTGCTCGTCCCACAGGTCAAAGCCGACGTTGCCCGCGACCTGTTCGATGGTATAGGCCGAATAGTTGCGGTTGAGAGAGTAGATACCGGGCGTCGCATCGTTGGTATAGGACACCGCCACAGCGTTTGCATCGGTCACGCGGTGCGCCACCTTGTCACGCATGGCCTGATAGCGTTCCCCGCGCCCGATCTGGTTCAGCCTCCATTGCTTATAGTCGGCCTCCGTCCATTCCTTACCGTTCTGCACGGTGCCGATCAGCGCCTTCATTTCCTCGTCGCGCTTTTTGAATTGCTCAAAATATGCGTCAATGGTAGCTTGCAGTTCTTCCCCCGCCTCGCGGTATAGTTTTGCAATACGCCGCTCCAGCTTTGCAAGCTCCTTGTCGGTCAGCTGATGCCCTAAATCAGGCGTTGCCATCGCCGTTCACCTCAAATACCCCATTAAACAAGTCTACAGGAGAACGCCCAACACAACGGGCTATTTTTTCTATATATTCAAGGCTTGGAGTTCTTGTCCCCAGTTCCCACCGTGCAACCATCAAGCGAGTTCCGCCCAAGGATTTTCCGAATTGCTCTTGCGTCATTTTGGCTGTTTTTCTGACATTGCGAATATTCTCCGATAATTGCTTCTTATTCATTGCCAATCACCTGCTCCGTCAAATCGATAACCTCTGCTGCCTTGCGTTTCATCATGTCCTCGTACTGGTCAATGTCGCCATTGATGGTCAGAAGCTTTTTTGTGATGTATTCGTCATCGTAATACGACGCGCCCAGAAGAATGTTCTGCGTTTCCTCGCTCTTGTTGATAATCTGATTGCGCGTGTAGCTCGGCTGATCCTCAATGCCTGCCAAACGAAGAATCTCAACAATAAACCGCGTTACCTCGGATTCAAACTTGTCCGTTTTCAGATCCAGCGGCACATAGCTGGCCTTGATCGCGGTCGCCGTCTGGTTCCCTGCGGATACCGCCGCAGCATCAAAGCTCTGGAAATCTTCGTACAGCTTTTTCTTGAGCATGTCAATGGTGCTGCTCGTCCCCTCATACGGGGCCTCGATGGTCTTGCTCTCCACCTTTGCGCCGTCGTCGCCGTTGGCGTGGGCAACATGCGTGGTTTTCAAGCGCTCCACAAATTTCGCATCGTCGAGATCGTCCATGCCGTTGCAGTTAGACAGCACCCAATAAATCAGGTTGCCCTCATCCACGTTGTTGACCATGTTGGAGGACGCAAGGTCGAGCGCGTCAATGGTGTTGCGCTTGCCGACAATCTCGGATAGACACCGCTTATTGTTTTTCAGCGGCACGATGGGAAAACTCGGATAATTGCCGCCGTCATAGATTTCAGTTTCGCCGACCTCCGCCTTGCGCTCGATCAGCTTATAACTGCGCTTCGGCTGCATGACGTCCATATCCTCGCCGCTGGGCTGGAAATACTCGGTAAATCCGTCAATCTCATACAGCGTCGCTCTCAACGGTTTATCCTGTGCCACCTGCCAGAACCGGATACCGGCTTTCATCGCACCGTCCTCCTCATCATAGAGGGGAACGAACTCAAGCAGGGAGAACACCAGCAAATGCGTCAAATCCCAAAAGCCGAAGGACACGCCCGCGATTTTCGCCTCACGCGCCGCATCCATGACTTCCTGGTCGAAGTCCGGGCAAAGTTTTTTCGGTGTTTCCTTCTCCGCAAAGGTCACGCCGTTTCCCAGCAGATACGAAACCTCCTGATCCACCGCTAGGCCGAAGAAGCGGCTGGCCAGCTTATGGTTTGCCGTCCACATATCCGTGTGGGCACGGCCCTGCATATCGTAGATGATCTTTTCATAGCGGTTAATGGTCGGATTCAGGCCGTTGTAATATTCCTCAGCATCCGCCGCCGTCTTATATGCGTGGGATTCGCGGTGCTCGTTGATCGCGCTTCGGATAAACTCCATCCGCGCCTTTTCATCCTCGCCCACCGCCACAAGGTCATTATATGTTTTGATAGCCGCTCACCGTCCTATCTGTTCCAAAGTGGTGTATACTCGCGCCGATACGCCTTGTTCTTCAGGACCGTATAAGCAAAATACCGTGTTTCGTCCATTGCGTGGTCATTTTCCTTGATTGGTCTGTCATCAGCAGCTTTTTCGTCCCACCGATATAGCCCAAACTCCCGAATGCAGTCTTTGCAGCCACGATGCACCTTGAGAATGCCGTCTTGCAAAAACCGCGCCGTAGTCATAATCCCGTTTGTCACATCGTTGTTGGCCTTTCGCACCATATAACCACGCCGCCGCAAGACCTCGATAAACGAAGCGGCAGACGGGTCGACGATGATGCTTTTGACATCCGCCTCGCCGATGAGCTTTTTAATTTCGTCGGCGTATTCCTCGTCCGTCTTGTTCTTCTGGTTCTCGCGCCCGGAATAGTAATACTCACGGATGCGCGTGGCCGCCTTGCCGTCCCAGCACCAAAGTCCTGCGGAAAACGGGTTAAGTGTGCCGTAGTCGCAAGACACATAGTATTCTCCCTTTTCCGGCAGCTCGTCCACGATGCAGCTCTCGCCAAACATGGGGTAGATCAGCCCCTCGGCCACCACCCACAATCCGCGAATGTATCGGTCGTAGAACACGCCGGAAAACATAGATTGATAGCGTTCCAGTGTCTTTTGAGACAATCCGGGGTTGTCCGTCATTTCAAAATGCAGATACAGCGCGTTTCGCTCTTTGTTCCGCTGTATCCACTCTGTATAAAACCAGTGCTGCGGGCTTCCCGGGTTGCAGGAAAACCACAGCTTTGCACCATCTACGGAGCAGCGGGTCAATGCCTGTTCCACGAACGAACGCGGCATCAGCACCACCTCGTCCAGCAGCACACCCGCCAGCGTGCGGCCTTGGATCAGCGTATAGCTTGCCTCGTCCTTGCCGCCGAACACCTCAAAGTAATTCGTCACGACGCCGCGCCGCACTTCCATCACTTTGTCGCCGCGCCGCCAACGAATGATATAGCGCTCCTTTGCCAAACTCATCGCCGTAAACGGCACAATGATGTTCTTGGTGCAGCTATCCACCGTGCGTCCACACACGCCGAAACGCTGACCGCTGAAATTCTCCATCGCCCAGTGGACGAACGCCCACATCATGATGGAGGTTTTGCCGGAACGCACAGCGCCGTCACAGATCAGCGCGTCATACTTGGAATAGGGGAAAGCGAGGATTTTTGCTTGCTTTGGGCTAATCATGTGGCATAAATACAACTACCATAGACGGAAATGGAGCAGAATTTTTACTTCCGCCGAATTTTAATCGTCCTCTAATAAACCGAATTTCCACATTGTTTCTTTTGTATATGTAATCGTGGAACCATTTTGTATCTGTTCTGGCAGGAAGTAGCATTACGACGGTAGCCCCGCTAACGGATGCAAATAACGCTCGCCTCACCCATTGCCCGATGCCGCGCCCATATGGAGGATTGCACCACACGGTTCCTTTCCACGGATGTTCCAGTCCGTCTTGTTCCTCCGTATAGAACTTGTCGCATTTTGCATTTTCTGGAGTTGCACACACATCAAGTGTAAATTGAAATTCATTATTCAGTTTATCAAACAAATCTTGTGGCGTTTCCCATAAGTCTGTTTTACTAGAAAACATTAATTCTGTATTCATGTGTCACTCTCAAGCTCCTTTGCCATTTCCTTTAGGCTCTGACTGAGCGCGTCTTCCTTTACCGTGTCGGCAGGACTGCCGCCGATCATCGCCCACTTGTCAATTAGCGTTCCCATTGCCGTTGTGATTTGGCTGAGATTCGCCGCCGCCAGCTTTTCCGGGTCATTGAGCATTTCAAGCCCCTTGCCGATGAACGAGCACACAAGGTCTTTGTGTTCGTTCATGTACTCCATCACATCGGCGGTGTTCTCTTCCTTTTTTTGCTCGCACTTTTCCACAATGTCGGCATTCGCCCGCACAAGGTTCTTGACGGTCGTTGCGGACACGCCGTTGATTTTCGCTGTGGCGCAATAGTTATTCGTCTGCACATAGTCCGCCAGTATTTTCTTTTTCTGCCGGTCTGTAAGACGCGCAGCCATTGTCACCACCCCAAATCAATTTTGCTACCAGCCCCCACCCCTTGGCTACAGTAACAGTCTTTCCCCGCCCATGCGGCCTTCTGGAAGCTCTCAAACATGGGTTACACAGTTTTCCCGCAGGGGGAAATGTCTTTTCCCCGTCCACTTTTGAACGGTATAGCCGCACTTCCGGGCAGGCGCTATGCCATTTGCCCACGGCAGCGGCTCTCCGCTTTTGGTGCGGCATTGCAGTCCTGCCCTGCTTTAGCGCTTCAGGGAAAGTCCCCGTCACTCGCTGTGGTCTCCCCTTACGGGCCACCTATGCCGCATATCTCCGCAACGAGCCGGTCGGCGCTTCGGCATCTCCAACAGCATGAGCATTTGCGTCCTCACGTCCGGGCGGCAGCTGCCTGTTCTGCCCTTCGTTGCGGTACTGCCATCTAAAACTGCTATCACCATACGCAATTACGGTGACGTGCTGGAACTCCGGCAGCTTGGTTTGTGGACATGCCCCCGCTGGGCCACATCGTTGAGATGTGCGCGGGGTTCTGTGCCGCATGAGAGGTGCGACCTCTCGGCCCTGATTGTGGGCTGCATCGTGCGTGCGGCATATTGCGGGGGCGGTGTGAAAAGATGAAAAGCACCGCGCCCCGCTATGGCGCAGGAGGTTGAACGCCATAAATGAGAGGACCGCAAAGGCTTTTACACCTCTGCGATCCTATTATCTCATAAGCAAATGGCTTTTTAAGGCCAACTTTTAATCATCGAGCAGCCCGTAGTTCCGCGCGACGCACTTGATAAAATCGGTATGCCAGCGTCTCGCCGTCCGGTCGGAACAGTTGACCGCCATCGCTGCGCCTTCAAGCTTGTGGGTCTTTTCCCAGAACACGAGGCGGATAAATTTCAATCGCTCTTCGCCGTCTTGCATTGACTTTGTTTCGCTCACCGCTTTTCGCACAGCGTTGTTTTCTAACCAAGACACTCCATGCAGCTCCTGCTCTCGGTCGGGGGCATAGCGGCGGATAATGGCTTTTACATAGCCCCACCAGCTGTAACGAGGTTTACTCATGGCGCGCCACCTTTCTCTTCACCCACGCTCACAGGTTTTTCCACGGGTGGCCTTCTGCGTAGTCAGCGCGCTGCTCGGCGTTGTATCTCTTGTTACGCATTACATTAAGGACCTCTTGCTTAAAAGCGCACTCGTCGTTCGCCCGTCCCAGCGCCGCATCAGTGTCAGTGAGCTTGTTCCGCAGCGCATCCGCGTCCACTTTCAGATTTGCAATCTCGTTTGCCTTGTTGATGGCCTCGCCGTTCATTTGGCTGATCTGCTCAATCAGAGCGGCGTTCTTTCGCTGCATCGCCGCCTTTAAGTTTGCATACTCGGCAAGCAGATCGTTCTTCGCGTCAATGCAGTTTTTCAGCTCGACGACTTCCTTTTCAAGCGCCGCAGACTTCTCCTGCGCGTCTTCCACCATCTTCGCCATCTGGTCTTTGGTGTACTTCTTCACATTGATGCTCATAATTTAGCTCCTTTCATTTGCAGCTGTTCTTCTCGCCCCCGGTCGCTTACGATGCTCACGACCTTACAGTCTCCGTAGCGCTCAATGTCCATGGCGATGCGCTCCTTGATGCCCTGCGCATCAGCGGCGGGGACGTTGGCTTTAATCGTGATCGTCAGCATTTGCCCCCTCCTTTCCGTCCATCTTGGCCCCGCAGTTGGGGCAGATAGGGTATACGCCATTTTTATCCCACTGATAGTCTCTGTGCATTGCCTCACCGCCGCACTCCGAACAGTCACAGCAATAATTATTGTTCTTCCAGTGCGGTCGTATCCACCGCCCATGCACCACCGGCGCAACGTCAGCGGCGGGGGCATCCTCGATCATGTCGATTGCGTCACCGGTGCCGCACGCACGGCATCTTACTCCGTTGTAGCTATTGCATCCTATGCAATAAACTTCTTTGATGCGCTTAATTGTCGCCTCGCGGCTTATGAATTCAGCCATTGTCAGCCCTCCTGTTCCATGTTTCGATTGCTAATAGATGATTCAGGTACCAATGTGTTCTCGGTTCGATTGGACAGTCTCTATTTGGGCAGCATGCCCGAAAGCAGTGACCGTTTCTCTGCATAACGCCCTTGGCTCCGCAAAACGGGCAAGGTTTTAATTCAAACATCTTCCATCACTCCACCTCCTGCATCCAGAACTCGCGGAGGCAGTCAGAACACGCGCGTTTCATAGTTGAGCAGTTACCTCGGGCATTCCTGTGCGACGCAGAAATCAAGCAGGGATATATTTGCAACACACCATCATCTCCGATGCGTGCCTCCGGGTACTGCTCCAGCAACGCACTCTGACGTGTCTTGCGTGGATTCATTTTTGCCCATTCTTCAACCTCGGCCACAACTTCCTCCGGTGAATCCGTCTCTCTGCCAACGCAGGGATAAATAAAACGGTTCTTCATCGCTCCCTTTTCATCCATGCGTCTCAACTGCTTAACAAATTCAATAGCGTCCATACTTACCTCCCTAAAATTTAAAGCGCTCTCTGAGCTTATTCCCATTGGTATCCGCCTCCGCCGTAAAGTAGCGGTGCACCTCGTTGATGTAGACGACGCGCCCGTGCGCAGTCGTCTCTTTCGTGGTAACGCTCAGGATGCCGTTGCTACCTTCAAATGCGGCAGGCTTCCAGCTAAATGGTTCACCGATGTACATGGTCACTCCTCCCCAAATCTCAGTTTTGTCACGGCAATGGGGAATTCCTCGATCTCACTTGCCCAGCGTGCCGCACCTTTGCCGTTGTGCCGCTCGAACACCAGCGGAAAGCCGCCGATGCCGTCAAATAAACTGCCCATCGTAACAGGGCGCAAATATTGCGCGCTGATGCGCTTTGCCAAAAAGTCCCAAAACGGCAGCGCGATAGAATTGCCGAGCGCCTTATAGCGCGGACTGTCCGCTGTTTTGTGGCGCTTCCCAAGACTATCGACCCAATAGCCTTCGCCAGTCTGACTATCGTACCACTCTCCTATGTCAGTCCAGTGGTCAGGGAAGCCTTGCAGCCGTTCGCATTCCAGCGGGGTGAGACGCCGCACCACCATGTTCTGCCGGACTGTATTATTCAGGTTCAGGCTTTGCCCTCTGCTTTCTTTTGCTTGCAATGTACCGTTTGTTTCTCCGCCCTCGCAAAAGTTCCGACAATCGACGGCACACACAAGGTCTGTTCCGTCCTTAAAGTCCCGTTGCTTGCAACTGCTTGCAACGTCCCCCTCTCGGTAATCGCCGAAGCCCTGCATTTGATACGTCAGCGGCACTTGGTTCCCGCCTGTTCCCATTCTTGCTTGCAAACTCGGAACGACCTCGCCACACTCGCGGATGACGTCACAAGCGTGTGTCATATCCAGTGCCACGACCGCGGGCTTGTTACCTCCGCACTCCGCGTTCAGAGTGGGGGCTTGTTCCTCGGCGTATCCGATGCTTCGCGCTTGCTCGCTGTTGCCGAGCTTAAACCCGGCGCATACAACCGGCTGATTGTTCCCGCTCATGCCGGCCGCTGCGGTAAGTGTAGGTGATCGGTCGTCTGTCCGAAGTTCTGCGCCGCCCTGCTGTGTAGCCATGCATACGACAACATTAGATGGTCTCGATGGTCTGTTTTCTCCTTCTGCCCGCAATGTTTGAACGCCATTCTTCCAATATCCAACACCTGTTTCTCCGTAAGCATGTGCTATACTTTCGCCTGTTCTACCAGCACCGCTTTCAGAATCTCCGGCAAGTCTTTCCCGCGCCGTTCCGCTCTCCGCAAAATGCCTTGACACGCTTTTGCGCTCAAAGAGTATTTCGCCTGCGGTGTCGCCTCCAAAATCTGCGACAACCGAGATACGACGGCGACGTTGGGGGACTCCCCAGTGTTGCGCATCATGCACTCGCCAAGCCACGCTCCATCGTCCTCCCACTTCATCGTGGTAGCCCCCCCAGGTGTTCCAACCCTTTTCAGGCACTTCAATATCGGGGGCTTCCGGTTCTGCGATGCGGATGATCTCTTCGAGGACTGCCGCGAAGTCTCTCCCTTTGTTGCTTGAGAATGCTCCGGGCACGTTTTCCCAGACCATAAACCGAGGTCTGACCATGTCACCTGTCCGTCCATTCGATCTGTCATGTTCTCTCATCTCCTTTACGATGCGAACCTGTTCCATGAACAATCCGCTCCTTGCGCCGGCCAATCCGGCGCGTTTCCCTGCAATGCTCAAATCCTGGCACGGGGAGCCGCCCGTGATAACGTCCACGGCCTCGATCTCCGCGCCGTTGATCTTCGTAATATCGCCGAGATGCTTCATCTCAATACCTCACACCGATGTAATCCAGAACCCGACCGTAGCCAAGGCCCTTTTCGTTTGGCTTCCACAACCCGTCCGCGGGGTCAACCTCCCCGCCGCCGATGCAAAAGTCATAGTGCTTCGGGTGCGTGTGCTTCATGCGCTCAAACCGGTTTTCTCCCTTTTCGAGATGAGCACCGAACGCGCAGAACATGCAGCCCGTGCGCTGGCAGCCCGTGCAATGCAGCGGCTTTTCGACGAGCGTTGACAGATAATCATTTTCCCCGTCGCTCGCCACGATGTCCCCGTATAC